TCCCTGTAAAAGTTGTATAACCATTTGCGCTACAGTTCCGCAGGTCTACATTGTCCAGTATCCAGCCATGCCCATACATATTGCACCCCAGATGTAAGCCCACTTGTGTAAATATGCTGTTCGCCCTCGAATAACATAATATGGTTGTATAACCGCTTGCCCCCTCTGTAGGTTTTTGTGCCCATGCCATATACTTTCCTTGCGTTTCTAAATCAAATACAAGCCCTTTATGTGCATTATTATCTACCCACTGGTTTGTGCCAATTTTTCCAACATAATAATTATCTCGGTAAAAATGGTTTCCCTGTTCATCAAATACAGCACGTTTTTTAGAGGCACTTACACCATAATCATAAATTGCAATTTCTCCTGCGTTAATCTGCACATATTTTGAGCTGTTATTAAATGCAACAATGACATTGTTGTAGTACTGTGTAATATAGCTACCTACATTTCCTTTTGTTACGCAGCTTGTGATATTTTCAGCATTTACTTTAATAGATGCTCTTAATTCGTCCTCTATCCCTTTTGCTCTTTTAACTTCCTGCGTAATAGAATCACTGTTTATTTTTAACTGTGC